CAACCGGCACCAGAGCCACAAAAGCAAAACATTAACGAGCAATTGCAAGAGGCTGCTCAAGAGGTGGCCCAAGAAATGGGACGAGCTCCACAAGCTGGGCTCTTGCCACAAGCATTGATCGACTTAATGGCGCCGAACAACGTAACCGAAAATGAATTGCAAGAGGTCGCTTATATCCGGGGACACTTCCCGATGGGAACCCCGATCGAGAACTTCCCAAGCAATTACTGGGATATGATCGTGGCGAACTGGGACGCGACGCTGGACGTCATTCAAAACCAAGTACGGAAAGACCCTGAATTACCATTTAACACTAATAATTTATAAACCTAAAGGAGAAATTTCATCATGACACAACAACAATTTAACAACAACTTTGATCGCGAATTTGGCTGGGAAGACACAATCCAAAAAGATTCAGAATTCGTTTTTCTACCAGACGGCCTATACTGGTTCACAGTTAAAGAATACGAGCGCGGACGTCACACACCGAATCCGCAAAATCCCGGCAAGTTGCCAGCTTGTCCAAAAGCGACAGTACACCTTACTATCGTAGCAAACGAAGGCGAAACAGAACTCCGTCACAATCTCTTCTTACATAGTTCAACCGAGGGAATGTTATCAGCGTTCTTTGGAGCTATTGGGCAAAAACGTAAAGGCGAACCGCTTCGTATGGATTGGAACGCGATCATCGGTAAAGTCGGAGTATGTAAGGTTGGAAACCGTGAGTACAACGGAAACAAGTACAACGAAGTAAAAGGTATGATCTATGCCGAAGACGTGGACTATACGAAAGTTTTAAACGCACAACCGGGACAATATCAACAACAACCAGCACCACAGTATCAACCACAACAACCAGCACAACCACAGGGAGGCTTCACAGGAGGGCCGTTCTAATAAGGAGGTTCTAAAGTATGGAGTTAAGACCCTACCAGCAAGAAGCACGGGAAGCCGTTCAGAAGGAGTGGGCAGAAGGGCGAAAACGTACCCTTCTAGTCCTTCCGACTGGGACGGGGAAAACCGTAGTATTCTCAAAGATCATCGAAGATCAAGTCCGAGAAGGGAAGCGCGTGTTAGTGCTCGCTCACAGATCCGAATTATTGGATCAAGCAAGCGACAAGCTCAAGACCGCGACGGGACTCGGTACGGCGCTAGAAAAGGCCGAAAGCACGTCCATAGGTTCATGGTATCGCGTTGTCGTGGGATCGGTCCAGACCATGCAACGAGAAAAGCGTTTAAGTCAATTCCCGTCCGATTGGTTCGACGTGATCGTGGTCGACGAGGCACACCATGCGATATCTGACGGGTATCAGAAAGTGCTGGGCTATTTCGAAGGCGCGGAAGTTCTCGGGGTTACAGCGACCCCAGACCGCGGGGATATGAAAAACCTCGGATCGTATTTTGATAGTCTGGCGTATGAATACTCACTAGTACAAGCAATCAAGGAAGGTTATCTTTCCAAAATTAAGGCCTTAACGATTCCGCTCAATCTCGATCTGTCAAGCGTGGCAATGTCCGCGGGAGATTTTAAAGCGAGTGATGTCGGAACGGCCCTCGATCCGTATCTGGTACAGATCGCGGACGAAATGGCCAAGTATTGCAAGGATCGGAAAACAGTCGTCTTTCTTCCACTTGTCAAAACAAGCCAAAAATTCCGCGATATTTTGAACGAGCGAGGCTTTAAAGCAGCCGAAGTGAACGGCGACTCGAAAGACCGGGCAGAAGTGCTCGAAGACTTTGAAAAAGGCCGTTATAACGTTCTATGTAACTCGATGTTACTGACTGAGGGCTGGGATTGCCCGTCGGTTGATTGTGTGGTCGTGTTAAGACCGACAAAAGTCCGAGCGCTTTATTCGCAGATGGTCGGACGTGGAACGCGTCTCTTCCCCGGGAAAGAAGAGCTCCTTCTTCTCGATTTCTTATGGCACACCGAACGGCATGAACTTTGTCGCCCGGCTCACTTGATAAGCGAGAGCCCGGAAGTGACAAAGAAGATGGTCGAAAACATGGAGGAAGAAACAGGCGTCGTGATTGACCTTGAGCAAATGGAAGTTAAGAGCGCGGAGGACGTTGTCGCAGAGCGCGAAGAAGCACTCGCGAAGCAACTCGCAGAAATGCGCAAGCGTAAGAGAAAACTCGTCGATCCGCTTCAATTTGAAATGTCAATTCACGCGGAAGATCTTTCGAGCTATGTACCTAACTTTGGGTATGAAATGTTACCTCCTACAGATAAGCAACTAAAAGCATTAGAAAAATTTGGAATTTTTACTGAAGAGGTCGGAAATGCTGGGAAAGCAAGTCTCTTATTAGACAGACTAAATAAAAGACAAAGAGAAGGTTTAACAACCCCTAAACAAATTAGATTCTTGGAAAATAAAGGTTTTCGAAATGTTGGTCTATGGAGTTTTGAGTCCGCGAGCAAACTTATAAATAGAATTGCTGCAAATGGCTGGAGAATACCGAGAAATATCGAACCGTCTAATTTTGTACCAGAATAGAGGTAAAAAATGCCCCAACTAATAGATTTAACAAACAAAACTTTTGGAAAATTAACAGTTTTAAACATTTTTGAGCGACGAAACAAATACATATATTGGCTATGTCGTTGTGAATGTGGAAAACAAAAGTACATAAGAAGCGATCATATTCGATATAAAAAAATAAAATCTTGTGGGTGCTTTGAAGAAGAAGCACGGAGAAAAGGCAATAACAAAAGCCACAATTTATCGAAGACGCGACTTTTTAAAATTTTCCAAGGAATGAAAAAACGTTGTTATAACGAAAGAAATAATGCTTACAAAAATTATGGAGGGCGAGGGATTGAAATCTGTCCAGAATGGTTAAACGATTTTGTATCGTTCTATAATTGGGCTTTATCTCACGGTTACGCTGACAACTTGTCGATCGATAGAATCGACGTAAACGGAAACTATGAGCCCTCGAATTGTCGATGGGCAGACGCTAAAACTCAAGCAAACAATAGAAGAAACACTAAAAATAAGGAGAAAAACAATGAAAACTAACAAACTAACACTTTTAACAGTCGCAACTATCGCGACAGCTACACTTGGGATTAAGGGAGTAAATGCCGATGAGTCTGATCGAGGAATCACGCCAGAGACTGCAACAATTGCAACAAACCCAGGCGACACAGCAAGCGGAACTGAATCAGCTATTCCAGCAACGGAAACAGATCAACCAGCAGATTCTAACAATGACGCGGGATCTGGAAGCGCTGAAGCTGAGAATAACAAACGAGAAGGACTTCCAACAAGTTTTGAAAAGAGCGGGAATGTGATCGAAGTCAAAAACCCGGAAGTCGTTGTCGATCAGTCAAACGGTACAGGGAAGTATCAACCCTTCAGCGTGGAATATAAGAACGTACACTTCCCGGACAATCTCGAGATCAACGAAGGCGATAAAGTAACGTTCACACTTCCTAAAGAAGTAGCGTTTCAAACGAGCTTCACTTTCGACGTGCACAACCCAGAAAATGCGGTCGTCGGTCAAGCTACCGCAGACAGCATAGCCGGGACAGTGACAACCGTATTTAACGACTATTTCAAAAACCACCCATTAAACAAACAAATGAGCCTTAAAATGGACGCGAAATGGACTGATAAGGTCCAAAGTGGGCAACCAGTAACCGCAAATTTTAACGGCACAGTCGTAACAGCTCAAATCGGTAAAGAACAAGTGATAGGCAAGGACGAGCTGATCTCGAAATGGGGATCGCAAGATGAAAACGATCCAAGCGTTATTAATTGGACAATTCGCCTTAACTACGCGCGAAAGGTCCTTAATTATGTGAAAATCATTGACGAAATGTCAGAAAATCAAAAGCTAGTCGATGATTATTTTGAAATCAAGAATATTGAGAGCGTGGATCCGTGGATCGACAAGGGGTCCGCAATGGATCTTGTTAAGTCAATTAGTAAGTCAGATCACGGCTTCGAGATCAAGATGGATCGTCTTGATCGTATGATCTATTTAAACTATAAGACTAAACTAACAAGCGCGGTTAAAGATAGCGTAAACCCAACAAATAAAGTTGAACTTAAAGCCGAAGATTCGGGCGCCGTTTCTTATAGCTACGTTCAACTCGTCGGAGGCAAGGGCGACGCGTCTGGAGAAAATAAACCAGTTTGGGAAATCCCAAATGACGCTCCGAAATACGAAAAACCGTCAATCGATTTAAACGATATCCCGCTTATGCCTCCGGCTCCGGTTTTGGATAAACCAGAGATCAATATTGAAGATATTCCGCTACTTCCACCGGCTCCCGTCTTGGATAAGCCGGAACTAGTGATCGATATTCCAGAGCCTAAAAAAGACAAACCAAACACACCAAGCAAAACAACTGACAAGCCAAACACACCAGCACCAAAAGAACAACCAAAGACTGAAGAAGTGAAAATCACTAATCGCGTGGAAAATCACGCGAAAATCGCGCGAAACGAATCTGAAGAAGTTGAAGCGTACAACGCTCCGGCTACGCTTCCTAAGACGGGATCAGAATTCGGAATCGCGATCAGTCTCCTCGGACTTTTAGGATTAAGCCTCGGAATTGCAGCGACAAAGAAAGAAAACTAAAAAAAGGAATAGAGGGGTTTAATGAATAACGAAAGAGAATTTGACCTACTACCACTTTTAGACCATATAGACCCCTCGATTCTGTCTTATCAAGAATGGATAAACGTCGGCTTCGCCTTAAAACACGAAGGGTACACCGCGTCAGATTGGGATAATTGGTCCTTACGCGATCCGGCGCGATACCGTAAATTTGAATGTTTCAAGAAGTGGGACACCTTCAACGAGGAAGCCGGCTCGATCGTAACGGGTGGGACGATTGTCCAGCTCGCAAAAGATCACGGCTGGGTGAATCCATACTCAAGCGATAGCGATGGAGCTCATGAACTCGATTGGAACGACACAATCGATCGAGACTATCGCTTGATTGATAAGAGCTGGATCGAGGGGAAAGAGATTCAT